TCTCGAACGTTCTACGCAGAATCGGACTGGACATACGTACCCAACAAGATAAGAACAATCTGTTGGCCAAACGTGGTTCCGTGTCAAATGGTCTCGCGACTATAGACATGAAATCCGCGTCAGATATGATCAGTATCGATCTCGTACGACAACTTATGCCTGCTCCCTGGTTTGACCATCTCATGCGGATTCGTTCGCAGGAGATTGAATTACCGGGTGGCAGGTTCATTGAGGCGCATATGATGTCAACTATGGGAAATGGTTTTACTTTCCCACTGATGACATTCATGTTCACCTCTCTAGTCTACGCCAACCATCTATTGCATGGTGGAAGGAGTGACTGGATCAACTGGGCTACGACTGGAGTGTACGGTGACGATATTATTGTCCCGTGTGCAGAAGTTACTAGCCTGGTTGAATTGCTTGAAAGTTGCGGACTTATCATTAATTCTGATAAGTCTTACTCGGATGGACCCTTTCGTGAGTCTTGCGGTGGAGATTACTACGAGGGAGTTGATGTTACTCCCTTTTATGTGAAAACCATTTCATCAGACTCCGAAGTGTACGTCGTCCTAAATCAAGTGTTCGAATGGTGCGCTAAAGTGAATGTTTTACTTCCGCGCTCTATCCTATACTTGAAGGATTTGCTACGTACAAAAGTCCGCTTCGTACCCGAGTGGCACGGCCCTGAATCTGGGTTCCGTACCACAACGGTAGAGAGGAAATACACCTTCCTTAGACCAGCAATGAAGCAAGTGACCACGAATTGTGATCATTTCGACATGATGTTGGCCTGTGGTGGTTATGTTTCTTCTCGCAAATCTGACAAAGTTTTCACGCCTCGACCGATAAAAACGAGGTACGTGGTCAGAAAATCCAGATTACCTAACGGATATCTGGATGGAAGGGACCCTCTATCGAGGGATTCCAATATTTCAAGCTACATTTCAATGCACGAATCGTTGTTACTGAGGTGAAAACCCAGCGACGTCGATAGTGCGGCGAAGGAATAGCCTTGAAACGGG